ATTATAATTGGATATTATTACTTAAAAAAATATGGCTACAGCAGAAGATGTATTTCATTTATATGAAAAAAACACGAATAATATTAGTGGCGTTTGTAATGCTTCACAAGAAGTACAACCAATTACAATTGGTAATCAATTTATTCCCTGTTCTTTTAATAGAAAATGTTATGTTAAACAAGGCGAAGAGTGTCCTATATGTTATGATCCAATACTGAGAAAAAATGATACATATTTAACTTGTTGCGGACATTCATATCATAAAGCGTGTATATTTAAAGCAATGGAAACACGTTATAATGAAAATTGTACTAGATTATTTAAGTGTCCTAATTGCCGCACACGTTTAGGTCTAGATTTACACGAAATAAATACAAGATATCAATTTGGCGAAAATCATTTAGATAATTTAGAAAATTTTTGGCTAAGTAAAGATTTTATAGTAATACAAAAGTGTTTTAATCGTTACGACCACGATTTAGGAATGAAAAATAACTGTAATGTTTGTTTAAAATATAGAAAAAAAGGGTTTACCTTTTTGGGGTAGAAACAGAAACAGAAAGAGAAAGAGAAATATAATAAATAACATTTTCATATTATATTTTTATTTTGAATTGTAATATGGTCTATAATAATGATTATCATATTTTGCGTTTGCGTCATAAAACCCAACATTTTTTGGAGCATTATAAGAATAATTATAGTTAGCAGTCGGGTTAAACCCTTCTGTAACAGGTGTTTGAGCTGGATTAATATTTAAAAAAACCATATTATTATAACTTTTTTTAGGTGCTCCAGCTTTTGTATTACATTGCGTTGAGTAATTATACCAAAAGTTTCTCGTGACACCAATACTCGGTGGTAAACCCATTTTCATAGGTCCTGCTGCTGTGTTATTATCAATATTATTTATAAGGGATTGTTTTAGTCTTACAACTTTTGCTCTACCTGCCATTTATATATATTAAAGTTATAAAAGTATTTAAATATTTGTTTATTTAAATTTTTTTATTAATATATAGTTTTAATAGGATTAAAATTATATACTTTTTCTAAACCTAAATGTGATAAACTATGGATGCCGAATCCAATAGAAAAAAGCAAGGCTAATATAATTATTTTATACGGTTCTAATTTGACAATACTATAAAAGTTGAAATACATTACTATAATAGCAACCATTAGTAATAACCCATTGAAAATATGTGCGTAAAATGATGGCATTAAATAAATATTATTCATATTTATTTTACATATACTCTATAAAATAGATATTATATATAAACTATAAATTTTATATATAAAAAATGTTAAAAGCTCTCTCTGGGAATTGAACCCAGGACCTCCAGTTTACAAGACTGGTGCTCTACCACTAAGCTAAAAGAGCATATATATGGGTGGTGTCAGCGTCGAAAATTATATAGAATACTTACATACATAAATATTTATGTTTTACCTGATAATAAAACTCGTTAAGGAACTCACCTAATGAAAAATTGGCGCACTGATTTTTCAACAAACGCAATTATTTTCACGCCTCCACATATTTAATTAATATATTGTCTTTAAATACTTTTTAGCGAAAATATATTATTTTGTAAAATACTTAAAGTATTTCACTTATTTTCTTTATTTGTTCTTCCGTTAACCTTTCGGGAAAATCAATATGAAAATGTATTATCATATTTCCTGTGTGTTCGCCCCTTTTTAGCCCCATATTTGGATATATTTTTTTGTATTCTGGAGGTATTATATTTCCCTTATTATTGTTTAGCGTATAACTTTTACCGTTTATGTAATTTATTTCAAATGAAAACCCACATAATGCGTCTTTTAATGAAATGTTTCTCTCTAATATTAAATCTAATCCTGACCTTTTAAATGCTGTTTCATTTGTTATTTGTACGAATATCTTAATATCACCTTTTACGGATTCGCTCGCTACATTTCCCTTATCTCGTAATATTATTATTTCACCTTCGTCCACACCTTGTGGCACTGTTACATATATGGTTTCATTTTCAAAAACTTTTAAGCCATTTTCTATAATCCATCTCTCTATTTCTAATGGAACAGTCGCACCATTTAAAACTTGATCTAACCCTATTATAATATTTTTTATTATTGGAGACGGTTTTTGAATTGCTTGTTGAAATCCCATTGGTCCGTTTCCGTTAAATACGTGAATTTTTACACCAGGTGGAAATCCAGATTGAAATCCAGGTGGGAAGCCAGGTATTCCGCCTCCTCCAAAAAACATACTAAATATATCATCTACAGGAATATCCATACTGCCATTTCCACCACCAGTAAAACTATTCATTCTCATAAATGGATTTTTGCGTGATATATCATATTGTTCTTTTTTAGAATCATCGCCTAATGTCTCATAAGCTTCATTTATTTTTTGAAACTTAGAAGTTGCTTCAGGACTACCTTGATTTTTGTCAGGATGATATTTAAATGACAAACTTCTGTAGGCTTTTTTTATTTGGTCTTTCGTAGCACCTTCTTCTACACCCAAAATATTATAATAATTTTCAGCCATTATTAATATTGTTTGAGATATACTTAAATAATTATTTACGTATAATAATAAAAGAAATAATGGAAAACAATAATAATAAACTTTTTATTCAAAAATACCAGCCAATGTACTTTGATGACTTTGGAAACGACAATGATGTGATTCAATTGTTAAAAACTTTCATACTTATAGATAACCTAAATATTTTACTCATTGGAGATATGGCATCTGGCAAAACTTCTCTCTTAAACGCTCTTATAAGAGAATATTATAACAAGACAAATCCTAAAGATTATGAAGAAAATGTTCTATACATTAATAACCTTAAGGAACAAGGAATTAATTATTATAGAACCGATGTTAAAACTTTTTGTCAAACTCGTTCAAATATAAAAGGCAAAAAAAAAATTGTTGTATTAGATGATATAGACATTATTAACGAACAGAGTCAACAAGTTTTTCGTAATTGTATTGACAAATATGCTAATAATGTTAACTTTATTTCATCTTGCACTAACATTCAAAAAGTTATTGAAACATTACAATCGCGTTTTATAATTATAAAAATAAAACCGCTACAAAGACAACATTTAATCGACATTATTAATAAAATAAAGGTTGCTGAAAATATCGACATAGACAATGATGCTATAGATTTTATAATTAATGTCTCAAATAATACAGTAAAAATTTTAATAAATTATATGGAAAAATTTAAGTTATTATGCGAAAAAATTACACTTAATTTAGCTATACAATTATGTTGTAATATAAGTTTTGTAATATTTGAAGAATATACTAATTATATTATAAATAAACAACTTAAAGAAGCTATATGCGTAATAATGGAAATTTATGAGAAAGGCTATTCTGTTATGGATATTTTGGATAATTATTTTATATTTATTAAAAACACTAATAAATTAACAGAAGAACAAAAATACAATATTATTCCTATCATATGTAAGTATATTACAATTTTTCATAATATACACGAAGATGAAATAGAGTTATCTTTGTTTACGAATAATTTGATAAACATATAATTTTATTTTTATTTTATATTATATTTTATTTATATAGCTATGTCAATGCAAATATTCAAAAAAAATATACCTAATGAAGATTTTTTTAACCTACTTGAAACCATTTGCATTAAAAATGATAAGTATTTTATATTTAATAACATTTCATTTAAAAAAGGTGTTTTTAACGGAAAAATAGAAAATTTTTTATCTTTTTGTAAAGACTATTATCATTTATCTAAAAAAAAATATTTAGAACGTAAACTTACTTATAATAGTTTTGTTACGGTTTTAAGACAAATATGTAACTGTAATAATATTACATATACATCACAAATAATATACGACAAATCTACATATAATATAGTGTATTATATTTATTTTTAATATCGCCTTTTTGTTCCTACACTTTTTCGTTGTCTTTTTGTTTTACTTTTTTTTGCTCTAGCTTTTGGCTCATTGTACTGTTCTTCTTCTATATCTTCTAGATATTCTTCATTTTCATTATTATTTTCCTTATCTTTCTCATTTAATCCCAATAGATTATCAAAAAAACTTTTTATTGAAGATGAAGAGGAGCCACCTTTACTATTATTGTCTTCTATATATTCTTCTTCATAACTATTTTTATTATAATCTTCGTTGGCATAATCCTCATTATATACTTCTGGGTCACTTTGTGACTCATTTCTATTACCATACATAAATAAACCTAATCCTCCTACCGCTAACATAGCAGTCGCCATAAGTAAAGATATTGTATCTTTCATAATTATAATATAATATGTCTAATTTATTTATAATAATTAAACACATTTCTTAAAATCTTCAATGTTGACACTAACTTTTTCTTACATAACGTACTATTAGGATTATAAGAAACTTCGTAATCTTCCAATTCACCATTCTTTAAATATTCAAATGTTATATCGTTTGAATCTTTTGGTAAGTCAGTAAAATTATATAATATTTCTTTTACGCTATTATGTTTAGAAATAACGTATAAAATATAATCCGCTAAACTATACACGTCTTTTGATATAAATAAATAAGGACAATCTTCGGGACGGTGCTTCACCCAAGCCGATTGAATATTTTTACCCCTAACTACATAAGCGTTTGTTTCAACATCATATAAAATATATATAACGTGTTTTGATAAATTACCGTGTTTGTTATTCTCTTCAAGTTTTAGCACTAAACAATCTGTTATGGTAGCAGGAGTGTCTGACATTTTATTGATAATTTATATTATAAAAATGCTTTTAAGTTGCTTTTTTTATATTTATTTTAGAAAAATATTATTTTAGAAAAATATTATTTTTATCGTTCTGTATAGCTTTGTTTGCTAATATTATCACCAAGGAAATTTGGTTTTAAACCATATAATCCAGGATAATTTGGCGTCTTCCAAAATCCAACCCAATTCGGTTTTATTTCTAACGGTTCTAAAATACCGCCCTCTGCGTCTGGTGCGTTAGCTAACAATAAATAATTACCTATAATTGTATTTGAATTTAATACTTGTTTAGCAGACAATCTAGCAAACCATTCATAATTAACACGATTTAATATTTCATTTGACGGTATTAATATTCCGTAAGTTCTTGGATATAAATCTAAATAATGGTTTGACATTAAATGGTCTAATAATATTGGTTTATCTTCTACAGTCTTTGTACCAATATCAACGCCATCAATTATATTTATTTTACCTTGTCCTATACGCGTATTACACCATCTATTAAAATCTCCTAAAAATACAGACGCAGCAGTATAATCGCGTGACATTGTTCGTTGTATAAAATCACATAACTCCATAACAGTATGACATTCTTTTGGTGCTCCACAAAAATTTATATTTGGATAAAAATTATATTCGGACGATGTTACATTACGATTTGTCGTTTCACATAAAAACATTTTACCGTTTCGTGTGCCCTTATGATATAAACCAATTAAATCTTTCATACACAGGAAAGATATAGGACATATTAAACCGCCATAAATATATAACAACTTTGCAAAGGCTAATGTTCTCATATTTGAATAAATAGGATCTGTTATTGTCGTCATATTTATTTTCCATCCTGGTATTAACCTACTAAACGCATTATCGTCTAAAATACAAATCGTAAATGATTTTTTACATTGGTTTATAATACTTTTAACAGTTAAATATAAATATGGCTGGTTTAAATCAAAAGAGGTACGAGAACCAAAACTTAACCACTTCCTTGAGTTATATTCGTATGGAACATAAATCCATAATATAGGTTTTTTGCTCTTACCTAAAGTTACATCATCTAATAAATAATTTTGAATCGCTTCATTTATATCTTTACTTTCTTCTCTTATGCGTTTATCTTCAAATCTTTTATATAAGAAACCTACTACAATAAGAATAAAAAATAGTATAAATAAGTTTTTGAATGATTTCATATATTATACTATTATATTTTATTTGGTTATTTTATTTACTTTTATACAGAAATAAATAAAATAATTTTTACATTGGATGTTTCGTTAATGCGTCCATTAAATTTTTACCACATCTCGTAAAAAAATTATGTAACTGTGTTGGGTCAGAACCAGTTACCATATCATCTGGAATATATGTAGCGTTTCCTTTTTTATAACATAGTAGAGCAGGTATACCGTTCACCATTTTTTTACTCTTTAAAAACGAATAAAAATCAAACGATTTGTCTACATCAATATCAGCACAAACAACTTCAGGAGGCGATGAAGCAAAAAAACCATCTACGGCGCCTTTAATTGTCTTACAAGGTCCACACCAAGTAGCACCCAATTTAATAACAATTAATCCTGGATTATGCTGTAATAAAATGAAAAATGAGTCTCTGTTTAAAATTTCGCTAATTACTTGTTTTGACATTATATTTTTATTGGATATTTTTATTTTTATACTTATACTTTCTATTTATTCTATTTCTAAATTTTTATTTATAATTACTTCTTTTGCTATTTTCCTTATTATTTTATCTTCTTTTTCCAGTTCATTATCTCCTGAACCTCCCATTGCTTCCACAATAAGTTTATTATATTGATCTGAATATGGAGAGCTACTTTTCACACAGTCGGGATACTTTTCTTTAAATTGTGGTAGCAGTCTAGAATTTTTATTAGCGATTTTTTTTATTACTTTTCTTAGTTTGTTTTTTTCTTCATTTTCTTTTTCCCATTTGTTTTCATCTTTAATATACATTACTTCTCTCTTT